TCTGCGTCTTTAGTGCAGAGTGCAAACTCGCCGCCATAACCAGCAGCTACAATTTTGAATTTTCTTTTCATTTTTTTTATTTATTATTTAAAAAATTTTTAATATGTTTTTCTTTTATTTGTGATTGATTTATTTGGTTGTACACAGAGATGTATTCTTTGGGCAACAGCTTAACGCGTCCATCTTCAAATTTAATTAGGATGTTGTTCGCCCCAACAAAATGTTTAAATTTAATACTCATCTGGATCGACTTCAAATACTTCTCCGCCCACGATGTCAGTCATCGTATATTCATCATTCCAAAACAAAGCGTTGATAACTTGCTGTATTTCGAGAGGAACATTATCGCGCTCGTCAAACTCGGTGTCAGCGGCATTACAATCTTCCACTCTGTAAGCCCTATACACTACACCATCAACCTCTACATCTAAAGTGTGAACAGTTTTCTGATATGTTAATTCTGCGGGTTTTACTATTTTTACTTTTTTCATAATTTATATACTTTATTTGCAATTTTTAAAATTGTCAAGCGAATTTTTGATATTTACTCTACTTCGTATTTCGAACACTTATCGATACACTCCGTGAATGTATCTTCGAATCCGTCTTTATCATTATTCCAACCATTAAAACAGTAATCAAATAGCCAATCACGAATTTCTTCATCATCCATACCTTCGATCCATTTCTCTTTTTTGACTTTAGCTACAAGCTTATCCAAATACTCGTCTTGAATCTTACCCAATTCCTGAATAAAGTCTCCAGTCTTAAATGCTTCGTCGTCTAGTTCTGCTTTGATTTTTACTTTCATAATTGTTTTTATATATCTTTTTTCGACTGTGTGCGCTCTTTTTTGCTCTGGTCACGTTTGCGCCACTTCAGATGTTTCCACCATTCGACCTTTTTTACTATCCATGAGCGTGACATAATTTTATAGTAATAGTGTAGCAGCTGCTACGATAGTAATTCCAACTACCATTCCAGTCATGGGACTACCTAAAAAGTATCCAACGCAACCGCATATCGCGATAAGTGCTAAGGGTTTAATGTTATCTTGATTGAAGTTCGCGCATTCGTATCTCTGCGGTTTCGGAGGTATTCCACCTTTCAAAGAAATACGACCCAAGAAAAGAAACTCGGTAAATCATCCAGTATTTCTGATCGCACATCATCTCTTCGCGTATCTCCCATTTGGGAAGAAGATAGATAACCAGACGGACTAGCCAATGCGAGTTACGCGCTGGCGTTGAGCTTGAGTCTTTATTTCGCATGGCTATCCTCCACGTTCTCTGATATATATTTCATAATTTTTTCTTTGTATTCGTTCATAATATAGCTTTTCCGTTAGTTAAAATTGTGCGGGTTTTTTGCTCAGAGTAAGTGGACGTTGTAGCCTGCATCCCTCCCGCGCTCTGTTGGCGTGCCTCGACCGAGTTCTCCCAATCCTTATTGTTTTTATCCATCTGGAAGGCTAGATTTAGAATTACTTTACTGTGAGATAGTAAGTCCCTGTTTTCGAATCATCACGTTTGATCTTCGTGACAGTTAAGCCTTCTAACTCCTTATGAACTTCACCGAGATTTGTGCCTAAGCAAATATATGGTCCACCACTTGGGTCAACTGACTCTAGACTCCCATCATCATTTCGAGAACATCCAACATGACCATCATCTTTAAAAGAATACTCAACGCAATTCTTAGATATGATAGTGAATTTTCGATCCTCATTGTATCGGCTTTTAACTACAACATATGGCCATCCAGCCCAACTGCCTTGAATTGGATCAGAGACACCCGAAGACACTACATCTTCAGCAGAATCAAAATTAACTTCGGCTTTATCATTTGGATAAAGATGCTCTGTCATTTCTCGACCTTTTTCAAAGAAGCACTCGCCTACAGTATCTGGATGATACCCAGCGGCAATGCACAGACCGTAAAACTTATCAGTTAGTTCTGGCAGACCCATTGAATCGTGGGTACTTTCGTAGGTAAATATTTCTTCGTAATGCTCTATTGTAATTTTCATAATTTATAGACAACTCAACCAGATACAGAGGCATACAAAAATGCATAGTGAAAATGAGCTAATGATCACCTTTTCGTGTAGCTGAAGTGGTCCGTTGTCGTTCTTTCGTTCGTTGAATGATTTTTTCATTATAGTTCTTCGATTGCTTTAATCATTCGCTCACGTGCGATTTTCTTTGCTTTAGTATGAGATACAAATGAATCAATAGACTTTTCTTCAGATGCTTTCTGTCGTTGAATACGATACACCATTGCTTCAAGGATTAGTTTTAGTGCTTCTTTCATAATTATTTCTTCTTCTCTGGATTAACATTAACTACCCACCACACAAATCTACAGAATGCAGCAACTGAAACTGCTGCGGTGATTATATATATTACTTCACTCATAATCTTTCCTTAAATTCAAATTGTACATTCAAAGACCTCATTGCATACTTAGCAACGTGATTCAATGCTTCCATATCGTCATACTCAACATATCGATTCCCGACAGTTTTCATATAGTAACCTTCGTGATCTTCCTTGATCCAACAGAGAGTGATACAAGCTTCCTTATCTAATTCTTTATTGTAAATCCAAGCAACAATCTCGGCTTCCCTGTCCACGGTTGCTGGTCTAAATTCTACCTCGTTATATCTCATCATAATTGTTTTATATTTACAGTCATTTCTTATCCAGATTTTTTTTGATAGCCTTGTCAATCTTTGGAGTTACCAAATGACCGACATGATCGTTGTGGACAAGTGCGCCGCTTGAGCGTCCCATGAGTTTTCTCTTTGTTGCATTCGGCGCTCTTAAATCAGCACCTGGTTTTATTTTTTTAGACATACAACATATAATGCCTAAAATTTAATCAATGTCAACAAAAAAGTTTGGTTTGGTGCTTTTTTCTTTATTAAGATAATTTTTTAAAATTAAATAAGCCTCTTGTATTGTTTTGGGCTTCCACTCTGGATTAACTTCCCGCATTGCTGGAAGAGCTATCTTCTCAAAATAAGTTTTGCGCAAATCTGTTATTTCGCCAGATTGCACGAACGAATCAAGCATGCAGTAGGTTGATTGAAGATTTTTATCCATTTTGTCCAAAAGTCTCGTAGATGATAAACTCTGGTTGGTTATCTTTGGATTTGTACTTATTCGGGAAGACGGTTACTGGCATCTTCTTGCCATCAATAACAACGTATCCCGCGAGATACTTGCCATTTTTTCCGTCTTTCTTCCAGAAAGCGCCGCGTTGTTGGTCAGTCCATGTAGTATTCATATGCTTAATTATAGCACACAAAACAACGTTGTCAAGTTAAATTCTTCCAAGCATTTTCACAATGCTTTTTATCTCTAAATAAAAAATTAATAAATTTATAAAATTTTCCTCTTACTGGTAAATTTAATTGTTGCCAGTAGCCACAGTAGGCAGAAAAAGTTAGATTAGCATTTAAGCCAAAAACCGAGGCTAGTCCTTGCGACACAGCCTCGGCTAAATTCCAATAGTAAGACTTACCTCTCGATTTTGAGGGGTCAGCTTTTATAGTTATTCTCATTACCAAATAATAGCACTTAATTCTGCGAAAGTAGTGGCGTTAGCGATTGCTTCGTTAAGTTCTTTTTCACGAGAAAATGCTGCCGACTTTCTTTGAATACCTTCCGAAATTGCTGTTTGAAACTGAGCCTTTGAAATTGTATTGTACGAACCATCGGCGTTTTTATAATCTGGGAAAGAGCCGCCGTCTGGCAGGATTTCGATAATTGTTTTTGTGTCGATGATGGTTTCTAGGTCGGCTTTAAATTGAAAACCATCACTAGTCGTGAGAATAGAGTTATATTCCGCATCTCTAGCTCTTTTAATCTCTGCAAACTTTCTAGATTTAAACATATCAGGATATTCAGTAAATCTTTCTTCCCGTCGCTCTAGTCGTTCGATCTCTATCTTTTCTTGAAAAGTGACAATATTATTGTTAATCAGAAAAAGTGGTTCGTCTGAAGCCTCAAAAGTTGCAGCTTTTGCATTAGAGATTTGCACTACTTCTTGGTAGTTGACATCATAATAACCATCTTCATATGAATCTTCTTGCACTTCGATGATTCGTCTTGTTTCGGTGTTAATTAGGGCGTTTTTCATAATTCGTTGATCCAGTTAAATTTTTGGTTAAGTTGTTCTGAGAGTTGGCGGCCAAGTGTTTCGTGCCAATCTTTTTTTAGTGGTTTTACTTCTTGGCGAATAACATGATCCCCATATGGGAAACCTACATCATTTTCTTTGGTGTATTGTTCTACGTTGGAAGTGTTGTGAACGAAAGGCTCTTCTCCAAGAAACTCCCATACATTATTCATTACACTTTGTGGGTCTTCTGTTAAGTCTTCAGCATGAACAAACATTAATTTATCACCAAATCTTTCGGCAGCTTCATGTAATCTCTCGATTGCAATACCAATTGGGGGGCTTTGTAGCCAACCTTGAGCGCGTTTATCGATAGTTGTCCAGTTTTGTGGGTTCTGTTGCTCCACTCCGTTAAAAACTTCTGGATGCTGCTGGCGTTTCTTTTCCATGCTGGAAAGAATGCCGCGTATATCGCGGACTGGCACAAGAACCTTTGCGTCTGGCCACACCTTAAAAAGTTGATCTAGGTGACCAATCCAAGAACGACACTTGTCTACAACTACTGGGCGGTCTGTGATACTATTAAATGCGTTCTCACATCCAGCCTTAACGTAATCCAAATACATAGGCTCAAGAACCTTCTCCATATCTACAGCTTTTGCTTCCTCTGTTTGAAAGACTTGGCGAGCTATATACCCGATTTCGTGCAAGGCACTAGTAGGCGTAGCGTGAACTCTTGAGTTCTGTGCAAGTAAATTGCAGAGCAGTGTGGAGCAAGCTCGTGGAAGACCAGATACGAAGTGTAATTTTTTACTCATATTATTATGGTGTATCTAATCCTTTAAAAGTCAACTATAAATCGAAGAAAACTGTCAAACCTCCATATGTAGCTGGGTAAGTTGCTCCTACTGGAACGTGAATTGTTGAAGCCGCTACACCAGAAAACGCATTAGAACCCAAGGCAGGAGCGGTTGTAGCTAGGCAGTTGATTGTAGCCAGGCTGGTGCAGCCCTCGAATGCGTAATTCCCGATGCTGGTGACACTGTTGGGAATGGTGACGCTCGTCAGGCTAGTGCATTGATAGAATGCGCCAGACCCGATGCTGGTGACGCTGTTGCCGATGGTGATGCTCGTCAGGCTGCTGCAGCTTTGAAATGCATAAGACCCGATACTGGTGACATTACTTCCAATGTAGACGCTATTTAATGTCGTGTTACCATCATAACCATCTAAATTAGTAATAGTTGTAAGATTTCTAGTTTGATCCACGCCAGCCTGAATATCCGTAGTGAATGGCACAAGAGATCCCTTTTCCGCATCACTCAGAGGAAGATCTGCCAACTTAATCTTTTTGGTCTGATTTAAATCGCTGTCTACTATTGGTAGCACATCGATTGCTGGATCAGCTGAAGTTAATTCTGTTAGTTGTGATATTTTTTTGTCTGCCATGATTTTTAAAGATTAAATTATATTAACAGTCAACTATAAATCGGAGACGACCGTCAAACCTCCATATGTAGTTCCGTATCCTATTGCTCCTGCTGGAACGTGAATCTCTGTAGCCGCTACACCAGAAAACGGATTAGAACCCAAGGCAGGAGCAGTTGTAGCTAGGCAGTTGATTGTCCCTAGTAGTGTACAAGCCTGAAAGGCTTCCTGTCCTATGCTGGAGACACTGCTGGGAATTTCAACAGTTGTCAAAACATTGAGGTTGCGGAATGCTTTAAGACCTATAGTCGTTACGGTATTGGGTATGGTTAAACTCAGTAAAGCCCTAAGTTCAGCGAATGTGAATTGCTCAATGGTAGTAAAGCCAGCATTGGTTGGGAGGGTGAGACTTTCTACCCCGTCACAGCCTTGGAATGCTCTTTGTTTGATGGTGGAAACGCTGTCTGGGATGGTGATGCTCGTCAAGTCGCAGTCTTGGAATGCGCTAATCCCGATGTAGGTGACGCTGTCGGGAATGTTGACGCTCTCCAGGTTAGTGCAGTTATAGAATAAGTAATTTTCGACTCTGGTGAAGCCAACATTATTTGGGAGGGTAGCACTCGCGAGATCAGCACATTGTGAGAATACACCAATCCCGACAGTGGAAACACTGTTGGGGATGGTGACGCTCGTCAGGCCAGAGTAAGCGAATGATTCATTCCCGATGCTGGTGACGCTGTTGGGGATAGTGATGCTCCTCAGGCTGGTGCAACCAACGAATGCCTCTTGTCCAATTCCGATGAAATTAGGGTTATTTGAGAAAGTTACGTTTTCTAGGGCTGCTGCGTAAGCGAATACAGCAAACTGGATACTGGTGAGTCCGTAGGGGATGGTAATGCTCGTTACAGCACAGCTATTAAACAAATAATACCCCATGCTGGTGACGCTGTCGGGAATGGAGATGCTTATCAGGCTGCTGCAGCCTTGGAATACGCTATCCCCGATGCTGGTGACGCTGTCGGGAATGGTGATGCTCGCCAGGCTAGTGCAGTTCTGGAATAAGAAATTTTCGACTCTGGTGAAGCCAACATTATTTGGGAGGGTAGCACTCGCGAGATCAGAGCATTGATAGAATGCGCTACTCCCGATGCTGTTGACGCTGTCGGGAATGGTGATGCTCGTCAGGCTAATGCAGTATCGGAATGCCTGATCCCCGATACTGGTGACGCTATCGGGAATGACGACACTTGTAAGAGATTCGCAACCGCCGAATGTATCTCGCTCAATCGAGGTAAACGCAGGATTATTTGGAAGCCTGACACTCGTTAGCGCAGAGTAATAGAATGCATAACTCCCGATGGTGGTGACGCTGTCGGGAATCGTGACGCTCTGATTTGCTAAATTAACCCCTGCAAAATTGCTGTTGCTAAACGCGGCAGACCCAATGCTGGTTACATTAGTCCCAATATAAATACTATCTGGTTGATTTGTATTGTAGAACCCATCTGAATTACTAATAGTTGCAAGATTCCGAGTTTGCTCCACGCCAGCCTGAATATCTATCGTGTATGGGTATGCGGTATCTTTAGAGGCATCACTAAGCGGAAAGTTGGCTAATTTAATTTTTTTAGTTTTACTTTCGCTGGAGTCTACAACTGGTAAAAAATCTACTGCCGAGTCTGCTGAAGTTAGTTCTGTGAGTTCTGATATCTTTTTGTCTGCCATGATTTTTGAAGATTAAATTATATTAACGGTTACGTTTGTGTTTCCGCCAATTGTTTGGCCAGATCCAGCTGTCCAACCCAGTCCAGCTGGTACGTTTATAGTAAGAGGGGACTGTGTGTTAGTGAAAACATTATCTAGGCCATTTATAATAGAAAAATCTACATTGCAGTTAATTGTCGCTAAGTTAACGCAACTACGAAAAGCGTTATCCCCAATACTAGTCACACTGCTGGGAATGGTTAAGCTGTTCAGGGCATTGCAGTTTTGAAGTGCGCTAAGCCCGATGCTGGTAACGCTGTCTGGAATATTGATACTTTGGATAGCAAAGCAGAGCCGAAATGCATTTTGACCGATACTTGTGATACCGTTAGCGATGGTTACATCCGCCAGGGCATCGCAACCAATGAATGCGGATACGCCAATGCTGGGAACATTGCTCCCAATATAGATACTAGTTAAAGTAGTGTCATCGCCGTAATACTGATTGTAAATCAACGGAGCAGTAATATTCCGTGTTTGCTCCACAGCACCGTGAAAGTCTGTAGTATACGTATACACAGAGTTTTTAGCCGAATCACTCAGTGGCAAATTACTAAATCTAATCTTTTTGGTCTCATCTGCGCTGGTATCTACAACAGGTAAGAGGTCAGTTACTGAGTCAGCTGAAGTTAGTTCCGTAAGTTCTGATATTTTTTTGTCCGCCATAGTATTTATTACACTAAACGTCTTGTTCTAGAATTAATTTAAAAGAGTTTTGTTGTAAAAGGAAAGAGTCATTCTCTAGCTCTAAAAAATCAGGAACTAATGGAGTAGGTACGCCACCAAAAAAGTCATCAAAATTCAAAGGTCTAAAACCAACATCAATTGGTTGAATAATATCTTGCGAACGCTCAAAATCATAAAGTTTTCTGTTAAACTCTTGGATTGCGTGTTCGTACATATGCGCGTTTTGGGAGTCGCCAGTAGGTATGTATGCCGCCAGTGCCGCTATCCTTAAATCGAAATTTTTAGAAGCAAACTCACCACTTTCTAAAGTAGAGTGTATTTCGTGACGTAAAGAATGGATATTTTCAATAGGCATATAATGTATTTACACATATATCAGAAGTTGTACGAAAAATAATCAATATCTTCGCCCCAAATATTTTCTACAATTTTTTTAGATTTTGAACAATAGTATTGTTTGAAATTTTCATGTTTTGTGCTATTCTCTTTTTTAAGCGTCGCCCCTGCTTTTTTATAAAAGTCTTTTAAATTAAATTTGTATAAGAATTTATCTAAATCTTCTTGTAAATTTTCAAAACTCAATAAAGAATCTACTCTTATATCATTATCGACTTCTATAAAAGATTTTTGGCTCCATGCGTGAAAAAAATTAGGATCAGAGGATAGCCGTTGAGAATACTCGCAGAATTCTAAAAAATTTTGGAAATCCATATCATAAACCCTGTTTAGTTTAGTTTTTTGAGCGAAAAAGTACATAGAGACCATTCTATCGTAAGGATTTCTTATGACGGCTAAAGTCGGAAGCGATAAAATTCTTTCACCAAATTCTTTTATTGCAAATTCTAGGCGACAGTGAGATGGGGCAAAGGTATTTTTATATACCTCATTATCTACACTGAGGTAGTTATCTCTAATTGTATTTGTTACGCCGAAGTAGTTGTAGAGAGATGTGCTGGCATTTTTGGGGATGCGAATAAAATTGACCTTCTTATTGGCCCCAAAGGTAAACTTTTTTTTATTCATACAAAATCCTGACGTTGGCTTCTTCTGCTTTTTTAAAATAATTTTTATGATTTACTTTCAAGAGATAATGATTTTTGTATTCTTCGTTGATTAAAGGGTCATCTGTCTTGTACTCAGTGTTTGAAAAAAACATTTTTTGGCAGTATTTTTTAAATGACTTATGTTTAAACCTGAACTTGTCTAAGGGCATTATTGTGTTATTTATACCTAATAAAGAAGTTTCCTTGAAAAATTTCTCATGAAAAAGTCTAACCTCTTCGTTATTTCTAGAAAACAAAATGTCATTCCAAAAATATATATCTGTTATGGCGTAATCTCCAAATATGTAAGAAAGATTACCACACAATATTGAATTGTTTTTTCTTAAAAATAGTTTGTAATAATCATTGCTGCCACAAAAAAGTTCTCTCAAATCTGCATTAAAACTGGATTGATTAAAATTTTTAATTATTTTTCCGAATTGTATAGATGCTATTTTATGAACATCATCAAAATTTTCTTCATTTGAAAATTTATATTTATTTTCCTCCAACATTCTTTATTATAATATTATATTTAAAAGTGTAAAGTAAATTATGGCAGAAGGTATAAATCAAAACGTAGCACGGGAGGCTCTGTCTCTAGATCCCAGTCAATTGTTGGAGTTTTATCTAATATACTATGATTGGCCAAAAGATGCATTTAGCGCTCTTGCTATATGCCCGTTTGTTAATGGTTCGGCCCCTACAATCTTGTGGCAGGGGCAAGCATACGCCGCATTCCCGATAGAAGGTAGTGGGTTTGAATCGAAGGGCGATCAGTCTTTACCTAGACCGAGAATAAGAGTTTCTAATAAAGATTCAATTATATCTAAATATTTGAGAACCCATAATAATCTTATAGGCGCAAAGGTAATCAGAAAAAGAACTTTTGCTAAATTTTTAGATGATGAAAATTTTCCAAACGGAGAAAACCCTTATTACGATGTAGAAACGGGTTCTACGTTAGCTTCACCTACATCTCATTTAATTGACCAAACTTATTATATAAATAGGAGAATAACTGAAACCAAACATGCTGTAGAGTTTGAGTTGTCTACTGTTTTTGAATTGGATAATGTCTACCTGCCTAATAGAAACGTTTATTCCACATATTGTACTTTTATCTACCGTGGGCATGGTTGTAGGTATGATGGGGAGGTAAAAACAACAGGCGAAAACGATGTTTTTAGAGACGCAGATGGGGTTGAGATAAATTTAAAAACCGCTGCCGTTAGAGGAGCTTCATGGTTTGAAGATGTAACCTATAATAAAGGAGACGCTGTTTATTTGGAAATAGATAATTTTATACTAAGAAAAGATGACGAAACAAATTTAAATAAAAAAACCGAGAAATTGAGAACATTTTATGTTTGTATTGAAGATAATGTTATTGGTAACCAAAAACATCCATCAACTTCAAAGAGTTGGCGGAAAGATGAATGCACAAAAACCTTAAATGCTTGTGGAAAAAGATATGAACGCGTTTTGAGGTTTGGAGGATTCCCAGGTACACATGCAAACCAACCAAGAGGATAATTTAAAAGATCAATTAATTAAATTTGCAGAATCTTCCCCATTAAGGGAAGTTTGTGGATTTGTTTGTTATGAAAATGATGAGTTATTTTTTGAGGAAGCTATAAATATTTCTACGGATGATAGTTTCTTCATTATAAATCCAATAGATTTTTTACAAAAAAAGATAGGAAAAACTCTTTTAGCTATATTTCATACCCATGTAGATTGCGCAGAAGAACCATCTGAATATGATATTAAAAGTTCAAAAAACTGTCTCTTCCCGTTTTTAATATATTCTTTAGAAACAGAAAAGTTTCATTTATTTGATGTTCCTTATTTTGAAAGGTCTGAAAAAGGTGTAAGTAAGTTAAGGGGTATTTTGAATGACTAATATAATTATACATGGAGAAATGGGTGAGGTTTTTGGTAATTTTCATAAATTTGAAATAACCAAGCTTCTTGATGTAGCTAGAGCTTTAACTGCCCAAAATAGAGGTTTTAAACGTTATTGTATTTCTAAATTTCAAGATGGAATAAGTTACGTTTATATAGACCCTAAAAACCCAAACAAAAAATGGAATACAGCGGAAGAACTTCTTGAAGAGGAGGCTCCAGAAGAAGTCCATATAGTCCCATCTATTTGTGGTTCTGGTGTTGTTGCAGCTGTTGTAACTGCGGTTGTCTCCACTGTTGCTGCGGCGGCAGCGGCGGTTGGGGGTGTGCTTGCAGCAGCTGGAGCATGGTTAGCTGGCGGAAGTATGTTAGCTAATTTGGCTGTAGGTCTTATACTCCAAGGGATAATGGCTTTACTATTCCCAGTAGAATTACCTAAAACTGACGCCCAGACATCTGAATCGAAATTAGATACGGCTAGTTATTTGTTTTCTAATTTAAAGAATACTTTAACTCAAGGATTTCCAATACCTTTATTGTATGGCGAATTAAGGGTAGGTTCTAATGTTGTTTCGACTGATGTCCGTGGTGAGGATTTATAAAAATGAACTATTATAAAGACATAATACAAAGGAGAAAATCTATTTCTCCTGTTGGATCTAAAGGAACAAAACCGTCGTTTTTAATGCCGCCCAAAGCCGCTTGGAACAAAGTAGGATTTCAAACTTACGAGGCTACCGATTTACTTTGCGAAGGGCCTATAGCTGGGCTTAGTGATCAAAATGGTGTTATTTTAAACACTTCTAGGGTTACGAAAGATTTCAACAGTGATAGCAACATCCGTGGAAGTTCGACTAACGGAATAGATAAAGGTTGTTATTTTAACGACACCGCACTTAGAGATGAAACAAACTCATCAACTCATTCAAAATACGATATGGAATTAAGAGTTGGGAATGAATTTCAAGACCCTCCGCAAATAATGCAGTTCCCATCTAAAATGGAAAAAGTTGGAGTACCCATCAAGGGACCATACGATATGGTTGGTGGTGGAAATGATGGGGCGAGGACAGGTAATGGTAGTAGAGATATTAGAAATGAAGGTAGAGCTGGTCGAGATTTTGTTGAGTGGAAAAGATTTGTACCAAGAGAACAAAGAGAAAAACCTTGGACATATCAAAATTACGACAGAAACATAGATCAGATGTTGATTACTCTTCAAATAGACGCTTTATCTGACACTAGATCATATGCGAGCAAAGCAGAAAATAAACGAGGTAAAAGTAGAATGGGTCAGCCTTTAAAACTGACTGTGACTTTCAAGGTTCAGGTCGGCAAAGTAGACAAACAGGGAGTGGAGACCATTTCAAACTCTACTTTTCAGACAAAAGCTGGTAGCGGAGTAAGCATACTGTCGGGTGGACGATTAAAAGTTACTGGCGTTATAACCAGCTCATACGCCATTTCTTTGGAAAATATTCTTTTACCAAAATTAGACGAATTAGATTTATATAATTTTATAAAAATTTCTAAAATAGAGCATGAAACTTTTTCTAATATAGTCAAAAGAGATGTAGCTGTAACAACTGTAACAAAAATAAATTCATTAAGACTTAGTTACCCTCATACAGCTTATATAGCTACATCGCTAGACTCAAAGTATTTTCCCAGTGTTCCATCAAGAACTTTCAGAGTAAAAGGAAAAAAAATTCTAATACCATCTAATTACACCCCAACCAACGCAGATGGTTCTGATAGGAGATTTTCGGTCGATGGTAGTACTTTAGGAAACGAAATATACCAAGGAAATTGGGATGGTACTTTTAAATTTGGGTGGTCTGATAATCCAGCTTGGATTTATTATGATTTGTTGATGAACACTAGGTATGGCTTAGGATCTTACCTAAGAAACGTAGAAATAATAGACAAATGGTCTCTTTACGAGATAGGTATGTATTGCGACGCGGTCACCTTAAATGACGGAAGCAAGGCTACAGTTGATGCTGGCGGTGCTGGTTTTTTTGTGGGATTGGACGACGGAACGCAAGGGTTGGAGCCGAGATTTAGCTGTAACCTTTTGATATCAGATCAAAAAACAGCTATGGGTGCTATCGAGGATTTAGCTCGGTCGTTTTTAGCTATGATGTATTATCATAACTCATCCATAAGTGTGAAAGTTGACAGACCTTATATTTTCGAGGATTTTAATAGAACTGACCAATTTGATATTGATAATGGATTTTCAGAGGTTCCCCCTAAGCACCTGAAATACCCGCCTGTTTTAATTTTTAATAATTTAAACGTAAAGGATGGGATTTTTGCATATGCTGACGTCGATAGATCTACAAAACTATCAGCTGTAGAGGTCACGTACTTAGATAAAAGATTCAATTATGCAGCTAGAACAGAATATGTGGAGGACGCAGAATCAATAAAATATGTTGGGTTAAATTTTAAAGCTATAGACGGGATTGGAGTCACATCAAGGTCACAAGCAAGAAGGTTGGCTAGGCATATATTATTTGAATCAATGCATACCACAGAAACAGTATCTTTTACTGCTGGTTTTGATGGTTTATTAACTGAGCCTGGAGATATAATTAGGGTTGATGATGAGATTAGATCGTTCCATAAAAATTTCGGTATTGTTTTAGGCACTTCTGGAACTGCGGATTACAAGAATCCTGATGGTATTTATAAGGATTCTCCGCCTAGTGGTGTAGGCCCAAGGAGTGTTATTGTTTCTCCAGCGATCATGAGTGATCAAATGTCTTATATTAGCGGCGGGGTTATAAATGTTCATAATGCATTAGGCAAAACATCCATTGATGATTTTTATGAAAACCCGACATCAGGTAATGAGTTTTATAGAGATATCAATAGACCTCAGATTATATCTTTAAAAATTAAACCTGGCGGTTCTGGCATTAGTTGGGACCCATGTGATAGTGGTATAGCTATACATATAGACGGATTGAATGATTACCTTAATGGATCTGGATCAAGTCAGTGGTTTGCAGAAAATAGCGCCAATATTAATTATGGATCAGCTTATTCTATAGACGTAAGTGGTATAGATCAAAAATATTATAGAGTATTATCAACAAGCGAAGTTGCTGAGGGCGGCATTGGCATAACTGCAACCATACATCATACTGGAAAATTCGCTTATGTAGAAAAGGGCGTAAATTACGATTTAAATACAGATACTTTTCAGCCAGATTTAAAAATAACAGAAATAAATAGGCCAAATGCGCCAAGTGCTGTAAATTTTGTTAGTTTTTCGAGACAATCTAATAATAAATTGAATTTAAATATTAGTATAAATGACCCAACTTCAAAAATTCCACAAAAATACGTTATATTTTTAACAGAGCCTGGTGGAAAAACTATTCAAACAGAAGTGTCTAAAAGCCAAGGTTCGAGTACATCGGTTACTCTTGATGACGAATCTAGCGTAGACCAATTGGGGGAATACGAAGTAACAGTTTTTTCTGAAAACTCAAAACCTGTTGCTGCAAGAAGTTTGTTATCTACAACTTTAGTTTTTACCACACAACTTAGTGATTTTAATTTTACAACTAATGATTCTTTTTTCGATTATCAAAATATTTCTCTTGAATCTAGTTTTTTCCCCTCTACTTATAGTGATAGCACTAGAATTGGCCAAGGTATAAATAAATATCCAGAGGGAACGGGTGAAATTTCTACTTTTGAATCGAGTTTTGAGGATATCTTTGGTGGAAGCGGCTATGAAATATTAAACGAAATATCTGGCCAGATATTAAATTTAAGAAAAATTGACGGAACCCTTGTTAAAGAAAACTTCAAAACACTTAGAAGTGAAGAGAGGTTTGATATAACAGTTGAAGAATTAAACGATGCTGTTCAGTATACTGGCGTCAAAAGATATCAAGTGCCTCCAAATATAGACTTTGAAGTTAATAGCTTCACACTGACTGGCGGTTTATCGACACAACAACTCATACCATTTGAAAGATCTTTCAGTGAACCGCCTGTAGTATTTACCACGCAAGAAACGAATTTCCAGTCAGATGGGCAAACAAATTATTTAAATAAAATAGGTCGAGTTTCTGGCCAAGCGAATGGTTTTGTGGTAACTGGTGTTTCTGATAGAGATAGCAATCATACTTATATAGCTTCCAAAACAGGCATATTTCTTCTTGAAAATGCGCTAAAAAGAATAGAAATTAATTACGTAACAAATTCTTATCAAGATGATTATAAATTTGTCGAATTTGTAGAATATTTTGACGCTCCCCCTATTGTATTTTTGCAGTCCCAAGAACCTGACCAAGATATAGAAGATTTATTTTCTGAAACATGCATAACTGGAATTAGTACAAGTGGGTTTTTCTATAAAGCTTTCCAAGCTGATTTAGAGATAGCTAGTGGAACTGGTATATTAGCTTACATAGCAGCAGCGGAAGAAACTTTTAATGTTTTGTCTTCTAGCTATCCAGGTGTCAAAAGCATCAATTACAATACCATCCAAGATGATAATGTATTATTTGATAGTACCCCAATTTTAAACGGTTACGGTGGACCATCTTATAGATTTGATTATAACGATTATTCTGTTTTGTGCCAAAGAGTTGAAGACTATGTCGGATATGATGATATATTTTTTACTGTAGAAAGGCATGGCACAAAAAACACTGTAAGGCAAAATGCTTTACAAACTGGATTAGACGATATAGCTGGGTTAAGTGTAGCAGACGATTTTAACAGTGATAGAATTCAATTTGAAGCTGAAGTAGGCACTGGTAATTTCTCTATGTTAACTTGGGGTACATTTCAATCGGATCTTGAGGATAAACAGTCTCTTATAAACTTCCCTGGTAAGTTTTCTTGGTTTCAGTCTGGTGACGGAAAAAATTATATTAGTTTCATCAACGAAACTTTTAAGTATTTAGCTATTACGGGGGAGACAACGCTAAACGATGAAACTCCAAAAATGCTTCAGGTTTCTATGGATAGAGAGCAAGCGGTAATGACTACTTATTTGAATGGCGTGGAAAATATCAGCGTAGATATATCAGACCTCAGAGATGGTGAAGTCGTAACAGGGTTTTACTTGACTGGTGTTGGTGTAGCGTTGAGTGGGTATTATAATAATGATGATGTCACTGGTTTTTATTTATCAGGTATAGGTGATGCGTTTAATACTTTTGGTAATACGAACGCTTTGAGTGGAGATTATACAGGGTTTGTCACTGCGGGTGGCCTTGGCGGAATATATGAAAACGTAAATTTCAGCGGTTTCAGGTTTGAATTTAGCCAAAACGTATCTGGGAATTTGAATCGGTGGACAATGGTAGATAGAGATCCAGGTAGCCCATCTTACAATAAAACAGGTTTTATTGCTTCATTTTATTGGCCATACCCTTGGCAGAGCAGTGATTCTTGGTATCTGGAGGACGCTACATTTGGTACGCCCGATATAGACTATTACTCTATCCAAGCGCCAAGAAATTTAAATACTTTTGATGGATATTATAGTGGATATTATAAGGCTGATACATATGCCTCTGTCGGTAAAACTAATGTTTTTGAAAATTTAACCACGACTGGTTTAAAAGTAAAAGTAAGTTACCAACCTACTAACACTAGATATTCTTGGGTATTGACGGATGATGATCCTAGTAGCCCATCTTATTATAAAACAGGTTGGCTCTTGCAAGGGTATCCGACATACCCCTGGGATGAACACCAGCCAAATTATATTTGGGAGAAATACCCAGGGACATCTTCAGAGAGTACTGAACCAGATTTTTCAGGTTTATATCCATATCTCCCTAGATCTTTAAATCACCCAACCAATGTCTGTCAATTATTAAACGAACCAACCAGTTTATTTGGAGTAGGACCTCTTCACCAAGGGCGTATGGGTAAGTATGCAGCGATAATTAAGGAAAAAGTAGAGAATAATTATTACAATTCTGCAGATGGAGGTTTTTCAGATCTCTCAGGCAATCCTGAAGCTGAATTTGTTATAGGTTTTAAAGAATTTCCAAATTTGATTGATTCTTCTAATAACATATTAGACGGCGATATCGATGTAATTGGCAGTATTAATCGAGATGTTAGGAATTACACAGGGACAAACGTTGATTTTAATTTTTTACAAATAGGTACATCTGGTAGCGTAAACAGGTTAGATGAAGTAAGTATAGGTTCTCACCCACTAACAGAAGGCTATAAACTTGATTTTTTCGTGGGTGGTTTTAGTCCAGAATTTAGTAGTGGGGAAGCTTCTTTTTCCGTGACGTTCCCTGATTATGGAATCAGCGATATAAGAAGTTTCGGAGCTAATTCAATTTACGCACCAACTGGCTCAGGTCTACAATATATAGTTGATTTTGATATAGTTGAAAAGCAAGTTCTTTTTGAAATTGATCTTGAAGCTGATTTGGGTGGCAGTGGAGCTATAAACATAAAACAAGTAGCTATATACACTGGAGAAACACCAGATTTCTCGGTTGATTATTTGGAGAGTACCAATTTAGTCGCAACAAATGATGTCTCAGTTACTGGGGTGGGTGAAGTTTTACAAGTGTCTGTATTAGCTGAAGATATAGAGGTTGTACCAGGACTTGAAAACACGGACTTTATATATTACAAAGCCTTGCCAAAAGATTATATCAAAACTGGCCAGGTTTCACAATCAGTCGCCGCTCAAATGTTTTATGGATTTCCTACTAGTTTAACTATTACAGGATCGGGCCAAACTACCATTGAAAGATCTAACGCATTAGATCTTGCATATGCACAATCAGATGAACCTGTTAGTATATTTGCTGATCCTGTTAATATATATATAGTGAATGATATACCTTTAGATTGGAGAGCTGAATTTATGATAAGAACTAATGGTATTGTTAGTGTAGAGAGTTCTATACCAATGAGAACTTCAAGTAGCGAACTTAACCAAGTAAACGCTAACAAGTTACAATTTCCAGAGAATTCTGATTTAACCGAATTTGAAATAAGTTGTCTGTTAAACGCAAATGGGCAAAGAGAAGCTTTTCTTATAGGTTAATTTTAATTAACTTTGTAAAACGCTTTGCTCTCTAGTTTAAAACCATTTCTTATGTAGAATTTTTCTAACTTAGAGTTTTTCTCGCTATTTCCTACTAAAACTATATCAAATTTATATATATTTTTTATATATTCTAAACTTTTTTTAAATAATTTAATGCCATAACCTTTTGTGTTGGGGTCAGATACCCACATATATTCTTGTATAATTTTTTTATTAACTCTAGCGTCATAAGTTTTCATCCATACTATATAACTAACTAATTCGCCGTTAATAAAGTATCCAAAACAAAAACAATCTTTAAATCTTTGCGGGTTGGAAAAATAAGAGTTAAAAGAAGACACGTTCAATTCACATCCGAAATGAGTATGCTTGCCAATTTTAACATACATTTCTTTTGTAAATAAAACTAAATCTTCAATTAACTCTATTTTACATATGCCGTTTTTTAAATCAACTTTAGCAGTTTCCGACATTCTTTCGCTGGGATATCTTTGTAATTTTTCCAAGTTTTAATTACTTCTGGGTCGTTTTCATAGGCCTTGTCCGTATAAAGGCCACGAAGCTTCTTAATAAAGGATTCGAAGCTAACACCCGCCTTGTCTTTTAAAATCCCCTGTGGGCTAATATCCTTCGCTCCAGAACTAGGTGCGACAACAATTGGGGCTTTGTTTCTTGAGGTATCGATTTCATCTGCCCCAACAATATGAATACCCAAGAAATTACGAACAGTGCGGACAAAAGCACGATTCTCAGCAATACATTCTAGGAACTTTGCGGCAAACCCGTTTGTGTTGTGGACTGTAGCGTTAGCGATGGAGGAAAAACTAAGACCAAGACCTTCTGAATCTGGGTTTTCATAATTAGCAATAAATTCCACGATACAACGAACCACTGATCGTTCATCAGAACTTTCTTCTACATTGTACCCTACGCTTTTAATACCTCGAAGTTTAGCTAACTCTTTAATTCCACCGAGCTTAATTAGAAGCTGGTTGTCCTCTAACCCCTCAATAGATTCTGGGAGAGGCATCTTACGCATCTCAAAATGATCTTTGTTTGGGTATAGGTGTTCTGGGCTAATCATAGCTCGCCAATTCACCGAACCATCCTCGTTAAATGTGTATTCAACAGACTCTAGTAGTCCGTGTTCGTTGCGCTTCCATAGATCTGGGCCGTATATTTTATTTTTCTTCATATAGATATAAATTTTCTAATTCTTTAGATGAGTCCTCATCATAAACAAAATCATTAGAAGTGTCAAGTTTTTTTGCAGAAAAACGAGAAGGGTAACATTTACCATTAGTTATAAACATTTTTTTAGACAAGAATTTGCAGTTTTTTGGTATTTCTTTGTTGGGGTAATTTCTTTTATCTTCAAAAATAACATTGTAATCAAAATATTTTGATCTAACTCCAGATAGAATTTTTTCGTCTCTAACTACAACAATTAAATTTATTTTTCTGTTTTTGAGATTTTTGAAAAACTCATTGAGGTCTTCCTCTTCATTCTTACTCGAATATTCGAAAGTTACTTGTTTAATGTTGGCGCAATTATTAATCTCTTGTTTTGTTAAAGACCTATCCAACCATAGATTAACTTTGGATGTTCTACTCCAATTAAAAATATTATTCATATCAAAATGAATATCAGCTTTAACGTTAATAGCTTTACCGATAAAATCTTGATGTTCTATAAAAAAGTTCGGGACAATTTCTATTGTATTATTTTCAAACAGATCCCCTATGCGAAGTGTATTAAAATTTATTTTAGATTTGATATCTAATTGGTCCAAAAGAGATTGGGCAATTAATTCTGGTTTTATTTCATTTATTCTATTACATGTGGCCGAAAAAGATGGTTTTACTTTGGAAAAATCTGGAGAAAGGCTAATGCATTTGCTTTTTTTGTGCCAGATGGGTTTTGAATTTTCCGAATACAAGTTAAAGTGCAAAATAACAGAAGGTATGTCGTAAACACTAGATACATGCCCAGGCAAACTATCACAACCTATATGCGCTGATGCTTTTTTGATGATATAATTCATCTGTTTAAAGCTTGAACCTAAAAAATATTCATCTGCTCCTTTTACTTTTTTTTCTTTAGGCCCTCCTATTTGTAGGATTTTGATTTTTTGTTTTTCTAAATATGGTTTGACAAGCTGCAAAACAATGTCCCAGTATTTATATTCAGCGGAGGGTACTTTATTAGAGGACTGTATAGTAATATATTTATCAGGAACTCCTGGTATAAAATGTTCTGTGATATGTGGGCGGCCAATTTTGACCCCCAGATCTTTTGCGTAAACTTCAGCTATATGACTCATATGATTTTTCTTCTCTAATGTGTGAATTAAATAAAATATTTATTTCGTTTTTGCATGAAAACCTAATATCATTCGCATGATAAACATCTCTAGCTAATCTAATGAAATCTGGGCCAAAGTCTTTAAGTCTTTCCTTTTCTCTGATGTTATCCTCTATAACCCATAAAGATCTGTTTATTTCAAAGAGGTCGGCTTTGAGAGCTATCAACTCTAACAAATTATCAACCACCTCGTTGTTTAAAGAAACTTCTTCATAGAATTTTTTTAATTCATTGTACTCGGTTTTAATATTTTTTAACTTTTTTGGATCAGAGATTTTCTGTTTTTTAATTTCAAGAATAGTTAACTTATCAATAAGTTCTCCAATTGATATGGGTATTTTAATTTTCATATAACTTTAATTGTGTTTTGTCTTTGCCATTGTGGTGGTAGTTGTGAAATTTTTGTGTGCCACAATGAGGTAAGAAGGCTAGGTCGAAAAAACCAGCATGAGTACCTCTACCCTCTAGAAAATGCAAATCATCTATTTCCTGACAATATTGAAGAACTTTATGAACGTCTGGGTGGTCTTCTATGTAGTCAAAAAATTGAGGTTCCGAGAATACATAAATATCATGTGTTGGATACAAACTTTTAACATTATCTATTAAAGAATTAATCCAAAGTACATCTCCAGCAGATCTAGGCATAACTATAGCCAATCTATCTCCATCATCTAAAAAATTAATTAGATCATTTTTTTCTGTATCTTTTTGCTCTAGATCAAAGTCATAATTTGCACAAGGCATAGAATCGAATATCTTTTCTAGTTTTTTGCCAATTACGGGTATAGAATAATTGTCAATAGTCCACTGTCTCGCTTTCACTCCAATTTGATAGATTTTATTAGCATCCATCTTCCAAACCTTTTTTAATTGTTTGGCTATGCTAGATGGGTAAGTGGAAGCTTTAATAAACTGAGTCCCTGGCTCTCTATACTCGGACCAATCAAGCGGCAAACTACCGCTCTCTAGAGTAGAAGAATCCTCCCCACACGAATAGTTTGTTACTAGTGTCACCAGCTCTGTTAACTTAGCTTCAAAAATAGGTATTTCCATGCCACCACTTGTAAATGGGTGACAATAAACATCCATCAAGTTATATATTTCATTAAGTTGCTTTTCGTTAACACCAGCTTTAACATTTGTGGTGTTTAATGATTTTTCTGTACCGCAAAATCTACATTTTTGTTCCTGCCCAGTGAAGGGGCGGACCTCATATTCCCCACAAGCTGAGCAAAAATAGGTTGTTAGAATATCTTTTGGGTCAATATCTTTTTCTTTTATCAATCTTGGTATGTCCCAACCCTCCGACCAATGAGTATGGAGTAACAACTTCGCTTTGGGGCAATCTCTTTTGAATATTTTAAATCCCTCCAATAAATTTGGAACACTTTTTCGTAATTGATTTCTAAAAACGAATCCTACAACAAAACTGTCCGATAGATTAAATTTATTTCTTAAATGCTCTTTGTCTACTCTATTAAAACGATAAAAATCTTCGGTGCTAACAGATCCGTGTAACGTAGCGGCGTTTTCATGCCCCATCTTTTTGAGATCCCTCTCCGCAAAAGAAGCCCAAGTATAGAAGTTTTTTGTTTTTTTTATAGCTTCGACAGCTTGTGGTAAAATTGGCTGACTATCTAATGTGGTCCAAATCATATGGTTGATTTTATTCCACCAAGGTTTATTCCAATAACCTTCAAATGCCCAAATATCCTCTACTCCAACATAAATATCTGGTTTATATTCTTGAATAGCTTGGTCTATCGTTGCTCCACCATAGCCAGCATCGCGCCCTTTTTGTGGGTCTGATTGTAATCGTCTTAAAATTTCTGGGTTATTTGGTAAAGACCCTTGAGCTTTCCAAGGTCTAAGTTTTAAAGATGGGTCTCCCCACTGAATTCCGTTTGCGAATTCAATGATTTCGTATTTACCTGTTTTTTGTAGGTATAAAAGAATATTTTTTGCGTTTTTACCAAATCCAGTAAACGCTTTAGCAGAGTTTGAATGAAATAAGATTTTCTTTTTCATTAATAATTGAAAAATTTAAAAAGAAACAAATCAAACAAACCTTTAATGGTTCTAGCTTCGCCAAGCTCTATACCCATGCCGAACTTCATTGTGGAGTTTTTAACTACACTGAAAGAGAAAGCTTTTTGGCCATTCTTTTTAACATAAGGTTTGAACGAAATTGTTGTTTTATCGTCGTTATAGCTGTGAAACGCAGAAAACTCTGTATAGTTTTCGATGGCGTGGAGCATTCCGCCTACCTCATTTTCGTTCAGTTTAAAATAAATATTTTTTTCTGGGTCTTTCGCATTGGCACTAAAAGATCCATTCCTAGTTTTTTCATTCCATGAAGCTTGTTTGATTGATTGGACAAGTATGGTAGGTTTTGTTTTATTACCTTCTTTGTCTTGCTCTACAATTTTGAAGGAAAAAGCGCACCCCGTATTGAAGGAGTTTGGTTTGTAAATATCGTGTTGTTTCATTTAGGTGATTCTAAATGAAAAACTTTTATATTCAATATAAATTTTAAATTATTCTGCTTCTTCAATCTCTTCAGCCATTGATGCTAGAATTTTTAACTCTTCCTCATCATAAGTTTTAACTGTTGGCATTGGCGTGAAAAATAATTTATCAAAAGATTTTATATACTCTGGCAAGAATTTTTCTAACGTGGGTCTAATATTCAGATATACACCCATGTAATGACATAAATTTTCACATCTATAAAAAGCACCGTAAGTAAAAAAATGAAATACTGTTTTGTGCAATAAGTCTTGAAATATTAACATTCGGTTTGTTTCTTTTTTTTCTTCGTACTTAGATATAAAATCTTCTAATGTTAAATCCCCTAATATTCTAGAAAACTCATGGTATTTGGTTAAAAATAGCAGCGTGTCTTTGGAGTCCATGTATAATTCTAAATTATTTACAACTTTTAAAAGGCTATAATAAATATCAGAAGTGTGAGAGTTTTCAAAATTAATGAATTTTATGAAACCATTTTTGTATAAAATATTAGATTTTTTTAAATTAGAATGACACAACACAGATACATCTTCTTCGTACTCAGTTAAAAATTCTTCTTTGATCTTTGCAAAAACATCAGAAATGCCTGAAAGATTTAAATCTATCAATTTCGCAAATATTTTTAATTCTTTGGGGTCTTCATTTTGGATTGCTGATAATATGGATTCGTTTTGTGAAAACCTATCTTTAAAACTTTGCATCTTTGTGTTGTTTGATTCATGAACAGCGTCTAGAACTGCTGAAAATGTCCCCATATTATATACAAGATCACCGACCCCATAATCAAGAAAGCTGTTGCCATTTTCCCATGTTGTCAAAAGCATATTTATGTTATTAACTTCATCTATTTTATAAAACACGATTGATGGAGCGAACATATCAGTAATGCTTTTTAATGCTTCGTGTTCTGTTTCTAGTTTTTTATTAAGGGCATCCAAACTGACCTTAAATAGAAACTTTTTCTTTTCGAAAATAAAAGAATAGCTTTCGTAAAAAAAGGTAGAATTGATTAACTCAATATCAATTACATCTTTAGATATCTCTGGGAAAACCTCTTTGAGATATTTAATTATGAAATCTTTTTCAAATTCAGAAATTTCCTCATCTCTTCCAGTTGGGTTGGAATCAACCATTATGTAGTTATTTAACTGAATTTCTTTTTCCTGTGCCATATACATTATATTACACAAAAAAGGCGGTATTTCTACCGCCTGAGATGTTAGATCTTAGTCTTGCCCATTGAGAGCGTTTTAAGGCTCGTCTTGGCAAACTTTCGAATCTCCTTAGCATTTCGATCTCGAACCACCACATATTTTGGGGTCTCACGCACAAATTGTGCGTTGAGCGTTTCGCCTTGTTGAGTAGTGAGGCCGAAAAAACGGCCACCACTAGCGCTAATTGCTTTTACAATACGGTTTGTCTTATTCATTTTGTTCATTTTATTTATTTGTTAAAATCCTATTCTGCCAGAAGATGGCACATTTTTATTTTCTTTGATGTTTTCCTTCGAAGTATTTAACTTATGAGCAAATATATCATATATTGTATCCATGTCAACATTAAAAGTTTTATTTTTCAAACTTTCTCCCCATTTTTCTAAGATTTTTACATACTTCCCGTGGAATTTATCATAGTCAGTGTTTTTTTGAAAATCTAAGTCTACGAGTTGTTCTTCCATGTCTTTTGCTTTTTGTGGGCGAACCATGTTTACTTTTTTTGTTTTAGCTCCTGATTCATCTATAATGTCAAAAGCTTTATCTGGGAATTTTTTATTACTTAAATAAATATCACATAGCTCTACAATTTTTGCTAACAGTTCTTCGCTATATTCTACTTGGTGAAATTTTTCATAAGATTTCTTAGCCACCTTTAAAAGCTCAAAGGTTTCTTCTTTGGTGGGTTCATTTACATTGATTAATTCAAACCTACGATTCAACGCAGAGTCGTTTTTAAAAAAACGATCATACTCATCTTTGGTTGTAGCGCCAACACATGATATATTCCCTCTTGATAAAGCTGGTTTAAGTATGTTGGCAAAATCTAGACTACCTTCTGAACTGCCAGCCCCAACTATGGTATGGATTTCGTCGATAAACAAAATATAATGATCTTCTGCGGATAGATGTTCTAATATTTTTTTAAGTTTTTCTTCCATCTGTCCCCTATAAATAGTTCCAGACATTACAGAGGTTAAGTCTAACGAAAGTATATTTTTATGTAACAAAAGATCTGGGCATTCTCTTTTTAGGATTTTTTCAGCCATGCCTTCGACAATAGCAGTTTTTCCAACTCCAGCTTCTCCAACTAATATAACATTGCTTTTATTTTTACGTAATAATATTTCAAAAATTCTTTCAATCTCGGCATCTCTTCCAAAAATTTCAAACTCTCCTTTTTGTGCTATTTTTTCATTTAGATTTTCGCACCACCCATCCATTTCAGATGAAGTAGTTTCTTGTTGAGTTGCATTTGAACCAATACTTAATGGAACTTTTTCTTTGGGTATGCCATCTTTTATTATTTTTTTTAAGTCATTAATTAATTTAGTTAAATCTATGTTTAAGTGAATTAAAAAATCAGCGATTTCTTCTCTTGTGCTGAGAATGGAAATTAAAATATGATCTATCCCAATAAATTCATCCTTAGAACGAGATGCTAATAAACTAGAGTTTTGTAAGATTTCGTATATTTCTGGTGCATATATTTTTTTCTTTCTTTTGGGTTCTTTGTAATTTATTATAGCATATTCTATACCTTCAATAATACCATCTTTAATCAGGTCGTTAGAAACTATAGCAAAATCTATACTGGTATGATCTAACCTAAGTATAGATAGCATAAGATGCAAATCAACAACTTTTAGATGCCCAAATTCTTCAGCGACAGATATTGAGTCTTTGATCGCTTTTTGAGCGGAAGGTGTGAAGTTAAAGTTAGATAGATCCATTATTTGATTTCAGATAGTTTTGTATAAATTTTTTCATCGAGAATGGTAATGCTATCACCGAATATAATATCTTCCCCTTTGCTGCCATAAATAAACACAATTTGTTCTTCTTTGGGTTTTTTGCCTCCATTGTTTAAATAATTATCTAACGTGGCGGAGCGTCTATTATTCATAAGCATAAAATCAATTGTACCAAAGTCATCTTGTATTTCTACTCTCATATATTTATTTCCTGCCGCACTTGTTCTGGAGATACAGTCGGTTACAACCCCTACCAGTTTTACCCTGTCGTTGTTATTGATAGACTTTAATTGAATAGTATCACATAGATCACCAGAATTTTCAAAGACATCTTTAATCTGTGTTGAATGGCTATAGCCAAGATACTTACGTTCAAAAAACCAATTCGCAAACTTTAAGTGATCTTTATTCTTTTCGTAAATCTTTTTGTATCCGTCGTATTTCTTTTTAAATGTGTTAAATCTAGAATCTTTCATTAACGGTTTGCCATCGTCGGCTACTAGGGAGTCTTTCACGACAGAATGGATGGATTTCAATACATCGTAATCAAACCTCTTTCCTAATTCTACAAAATTACGCTTTTCTCTATCCGTAAGAATATTAAACGCCTGAGCTTCTAGCACTAAGCGACAACGGTTTGGGATGGCCGCCTTTGAGTCGCAAAAAGAATCCATCATTCCCCCTTGGACTAATCCAGATAGCACACCAATATTTAAACCAGACTGCTTAGCTGTGAGGAATACGTCGTACTTATTCTGACTGGTGTCTTGAGACTTACGAAATTCGACTAAGCTTTCTAGGGTTTTTTCAGAAACTCCCTTGATGCTGTTGACACCGAACCTGATGTCGCGACCCTCGATCTCAAACATGATGTCGGATTTAGATAAATCAGGTGGCAAGAGTTTCATATTAAAAAGACATAGCTCTTGATTAATTAATGAAATTTCAGCATGAGAATCTGGTTCATGTTTTGTCATCCTTAACAAACTCAAGAAAAACTCCTGTGGGTGTTTGAATTTAAGGTGAGTTGTGATTGCCGCCAAAATAGCATAACTAATTGAGTGGGATTTATTGAACGAGTAATTAGCTGAGTCTTCTGCAACCTTCCACAAGACTTCGCCTACCTGTTCATCTAAATTGTTTTCCTGAATCTTGGCCGCAATCTTATCTTTCCATTTAGACATTTGTTCCACCTTCTTCTTACCAACTATTCGTCTCAGCTGCTCAGACTCATCTAAGGTGAAGCCAACCTTAACAGCCATCTTCATTAGCTGCTCTTGGTATAGTGGAATACCTCCAGTATAGGAAAGAATCTCATCAAAGTATTCGTTTACTGATTGAAACTCTCCTGTGCTAACGTATTCGCTGTATACATCCAAATAATCAAGCGCACCAGGACGAGCAATAGCCACAACCGCAGATAGTTCTTCTAAATTTCTTGGTGAAACTTTCTTGCAGACTTTGAAATTGGTATTAGCTTCGATTTGGAATAACCCTTTAGGGGCTTCAATATTCTTGAAGTTTTCATAAATCTCTGGAAGCTCTACATCAATATCTTCCATTTTGATGCCAAGCTGTTTGCACGTTTCATGCACAACAGAAAGAGTGCGCAAGCCCAAAATATCGAACTTAACCATCAAAGCTGCAACATCATTCATATCATAAGCTGAAATAAGATCGCCGTCACCAGTTCTCTGCATAGGCATAATTTCTTCAACATTATAAAAGCTGATTGCAATGCCAGATGGGTGGACTCCTGTATTTTTATTTAGACCTTCTAATTTTTTAGCTATTCTGTATACTTTTGCGTTTTTATCCGCAAATTCTTTAAACTTTTCACTCTCTTCGTAGGCTACATCTAGTTTAGCTACCTTGCCAAACTGTTTAGGTATAATAGAGCTAACACTATTTACATCATCTTCAGATAATTCTCCAACAATTTTACCGCACTCTTTAACGCATAGCTTACTACTTAAAGTATTTAGTGTTAAAATTTTACAAGTTCTTCCTTTGTGTTTTGTTTCAATATATTTAATCACTTCTTGGCGGCGATCATAAGAAATATCATTATCAACATCAGCTAGGAGCGAACCATCAAGATAGGTAATACCATCAACAATTGTTTGTTTGGCTCGGCTCTTCGAAACAAATCTTTCAAAGAAAAGATCATATTTGATTGAGTCAACATTTGTAACTCTTAACAAGTATAATACCAAAGATCCTGCGGCAGATCCTCGTCCTGGACCCGTGGGTATTCCATTTTCGTGACAATAATTGAGAACGTCCCAATTCAATAATATATATTCAACAAAACCAAGCTCCTCTAAAACAGAAAGCTCCATTTTCACTCGATCATAGTATTTTTGCTTATTATCTAATAAGTCAATACCTCTATCTTTTACGCCTTTCAAGCATAGCTTTCTCAACAAGTCAAAGTTAGATGTTCCTTTTGGGATGCCTAACTCTTTATAGTGCTTGTCATCTACTTCAATCTCGGGGAGTCTTACCCCAACTGGCATAGGTTGCTTGTATGGTTTTAATTGTAACATATACCGTATTATAGGTATAGTTTTGCAAATAGCAAGTTAAAAAAGGTAATTAAATGGAACAAAAATATTCAACAACACTTTTGTCACTTTTTTTAATTTTGTATTCTTATTGGGTATTTTGGATACCAACCACATTATTGGTCGCACATAATAATTTATATAAATTATAATAAATTTATTGCATAAGAAACATTTTCTGTTTTTATATTTATTAATAAAAGCCTCTTTAACGTTGTTTGGGTCGGCTTTTCTTTTTGTGTTATCTAATTGGCTGGACTTAACGCATTTAGATTTAATTAAAAATCCATTAATAAACGAAAGCTCAAACAGAACATACCAATCTTTATTTGAAAAATCTATATAAGTGTCTGAAAAAATATTAATTTTACCAGAAAAGCATTCATCAATCCAGTACTCACCCTTTGTTTTTATGGCGCTCCTCATTGGTTTATCGTTATCGCACACGTACTCATACTCCTCAAAGTATTGAGACTTAAGACTGCCCTCAAAAGACACCATATAATCGCTCGCAGAGCTATCAAGATCCCTAGTCCTAAAGCTATTATTTGTTTTTATTAAGCAAATAACTTCATTGGGGACTTCTGTTTTGCCCCAATCAATGTTTTGAATAAATTTTTCTACGCTTTCGAATAAAACTGTGTCGGACATATCCATAAACTATGTTACACGTTTATACGTCCAATTCCCACAGCTGTTTTTGGAATATTTCAAAATTCTTTTCGATGTCATATAAAGCATCATGCAACTGATTCTCATCAAAAGGAATCTCATAATGCTGCAATAAGAACTTCTGGTTAGTCTTTAAGCCTCTTTCTCTGTAGTTTAGATACCTAAGCTGCCAAGTTAACATATCGTCCTTGTCTGGAGTCTTATTGCCCTTAGCGAGAGCTGTGGCAATGACCTTGGTGTCGAGAATGCGGCTAATGAAAGAGTAATCAATCTCAATACCAAGATTTCGGGCGATAACTCCTAGCATATATATATCATATCCTAACAAATTTTGGCCAACGATTATAACATCCTCATCCATAATTAGGTCAATAAACTCTTTATAAACCTTTTCAGGGTCTTCTGCCTTGCTTAAATATTCTTTTTTATTAAACCCTGTAATTCTAGCCGCATCATCCGATACGTTTAAGTCATCCCACTTAAGAAAGCGGTTTTGCTTTTTTACTATTTTTTTACCCTTAGCTTCAATCCAAGCTAATTGCCAAGGTTTTGATGATACAAGGTTTAAGCCTTCGGTCTCGGTATCAAAGATAATATATTTTTGATCGAATTTAAATCTTAATAGATCTTCCATTATTTTTCCTCCTTCCAAGATTCAACACAAAAACTATCAGACCCGAAATGATCTAAACGAGGATTACTTATACTCGCTTGTCGCCCAGGCTGGCGATTACAAATACACTTATATGTTTGGAATGCCTCAACATCTTCTTTGTTTTCATAATATATGGATTTAGCTTTTATCATTTTTTTGTTCGGTTCGTTTGCAATATACTGCTCAATCTTTTGTTTAAGTAGGAAATCAAAGGGAAGGTTATTGTTTTCGACAATAAAACTCATTTCGTCTGGCAGTGATGGCATACAATTAGCAAACGTTGTAAGGTTTTTATGTAAAAATGAATCATAAAAGGGGACAACGAACTTTAAGTTTTTAAAACTTTCCCAAGGTGTCTTTAATTTTTCGCCAGAACTCTGAGTACATAGACTATATAACTCTTTGCAGCCCTCGTCCCCATCTGCGAAGGCTATAATTTTGCTTTCTGATTCGGGGTTTTCGTCTTTGTTAAAGATGGGTAGACGCAAACCGAAGCGCATTCTATCCCCAAAAAGCCTGAAAGCTGCTGGAAAACCAGTCATAGAGTCTTCTACAAAATAAACCTCTTCGAGATTATTGTCTGTAGCTATTCTATCTACGTCGTCGAGTCGGAGTATACTGTTACCGATTGAGAAGTGAGTTTTAAATAAAGGAATCATTCAGGTATTAAACAATACTAACCTCGTTTTGTCAAGTGTTTTGGACAACCTTCGTAATATTTTATTTCATGGCTACCTTCTTCTGGAACCATTTCTGCATTAAAATCTTCTTGAAAGCAGGACGAAACAAATTCACCATCCTTGTTTTTTATTTCAGCATAAAAGAAATCAAACTTATATGGGCAATGCCACATTACAGTTCCATCTTTTTTGAGTTGACCCTTCTCTTTAGCAAAGCCGCATTGAAGTTTACCGCCGAAAGAGCCGTCTGATGGAAACCCTTTATCTGCTGCAAAGTTTGCTACTGCGTCATTTTCGTTGAAATTTTCTAAATAATCTTGGACAGATGCCAGTTGAAGTTCAAAGCCCTCCAAGTCATCTTCCTCGATAGGGTCCATCTTCATTAACCCGTTTTTATTTAAATCAAATTTTAAAAATAAGAATTCCGAAGTTCTGTTGACATATTCTGGAAATAAATGTTTTACCGCCAAACAATACATATAGTCTTGGAGGTTGTCTTCTTTTTCTTTCCCTTCAAACATTTTCTTACTAGTCTTGTAGTCTCGGAT